GGCTCTTGCATACACTGATCTTGAGGTGAAGTTTACGAGGTTTTTCAAGAAACATCATGAGATAGTTGGTGACATAAAACCACTCACTAGGGTTGAGACACTTTCCGGAAAGGATGGAGTGTTCGGTATTGATGCTATTAAGTTAGCAACTAGTGCTGGTTTTCCTTGGTGTAAACCAAAGAGCAAGTACATTGTACCTTCAGATGAGAAAGTGGATGGTATAACAAGACCGTTAGAAATGGACCCAGAGATGTGGTTGAAGGTTGAAGAAGCTGAAGAGACGTTTTTACGTGGCGAGAGAGCTTATTTGCCTTTTAGGACCAGTCTCAAAGATGAGCCAACCAAGCTTGATAAAGATAAAGTGAGAACCTTTGCGGGTGGTAACTTAGTGTTATTAGTACTTGTTCGCATGTACTTCTTACCTGTCTTCAAGATCATAATGGACAATCCAGCATATTTTGAGTGTGCTGTGGGCGTTAACGCCACCAGTGCAGAGTGGACGGATTTGTCTATGTATGTGACGAAGTTTGATAGTGATAGAGGTATCGCCGGGGATTACAAGGCTTTTGATAAGAACCAAAGTAATCAGGTTATACTCCTATTTTTTATGATACTCATCACCTGTGCTTACATAATGGGCTATTCTCAGAGGGATTTAGCCATAATGGTAGGCATAGCTACAGAGGTGGCGCATGGCTTTGTGGACTTTAATGGAGTCTTCGAGATGCACCACAGCCAAAACCTTTCAGGTCAAGGCGGAACAGTATTCGTCAATTGTGGAGTGAATAGCCTGTATGGCAGGTATGCATTCTACGAAGCATTTTTTGCTTTGTTGAATAATGACACAGAATACATAGACGGATTTAGGACATGGTATTTAACGCACTGCCCGACTGGTGTTTCTTTTGAGAAATTCCGGGAGAGCTTTTTCAAACTTCCTAGGGGCATGAAAACCCCTGAGAGGTTTGACGCGTTTGTGTCATTGCTGTGTTATGGAGACGATAACATATGCACTGTGAGTCCTCAGTGTACGTGGTTTAACCACTGCACTTGGGCATATAGTCTAAGTCGATGTGGAATTGTGTATACATCTGCTGATAAAGAGTCAGAGATTGTGCCATTCACACCGATATCGGATTGCACATTTCTGAAGAGATCATTTGTGTGGAACGAGAAGTTGCAAAATTATCTCGCTCCGTTGGACGAGGAATCGTTACACAAAACTCTTCATTCTTGTGTTAAGAGCAAATTTCTCACTAGGGAGGAGCAGTCTATTGAGGCTGTCCTTAATGTTAATAGAGAATTGTTCTATCA